CCTTGCAGGAGTGGTCCTGCATGCAGCGGAAGGACATTGCCACCGGCCCGAAGTCCGTGATGTACGGGATCGACAAGCGGCCATCGTACTGTTCGTGAACGGCCGGAGGGTTACGAACTACCCCAAGTCCTTCGTAGGCTGCGTGATCCAGATCGATTCCGCGCCCCTCCAGCCATTCGGCTGCTTCGGGTAGATGGCTTGCGTACTGAGACGCCGTACTCTCCAGCAATTTCCGTTGCTCTTTCGAGAGCTGCGCCATAATCCAGGTTCTCCTTGTTCATGACGATCTGAATTGCATTGCCACCAGGGCAGTCAGCGTGCGTGTGGCAGTTGAACCAGCCGTCTGCGGTGTTGACAGTGGCCGATGGCGTCGAGTCTCCGTGGAACGCGCACCTGATGGGGCGCGCCCCCAAGTCCTCAGTGATGCCATCCTCAAACCCGTAGTGCACCAACACCGGAATCAGGTACTCGGGGTACTGCGGCAGGGCCTCACGGCCCTGCCTGGAGCTGCCCCTCACCTGGCCCACCAGAAGCCAGCGGCCTTGAACTCCTCCTGGAACTTATCGCTGAGCGACCAGAATGCATCGGAATCGTCGTGCTTCTCGTGCAACAGGCGGTCGAACTCCGCATCAAGTAGACCCTTGATGCGTTCAAACTCTTCCTTGGTGAACTCCATCACTGCGCCTCTTCTTCCTTGATGACATCGATCAGTGCCGCGCTGAGCCGCTTGGTGAACTGAAGATCTGCCAGGTTGGCATCAAGCTCCAGGATGAACGCCAGAAGATCACGTTCAGGGACAGTCTGAGCCAGCTCGTAGGCCAGCTCCGACAGGTCTACGCGGACTTCGATGTTTGTCTTACTCACTGGGCTTTGCCTTTCCAATCACCTTGAATGCCGGAGGCGTGCACAGGTACTGCCATGCCCTAAGCGCCGTGTCTTGATCGTCCCTGAAGTGTCCGAGAATTTTGTTGCACGTAGTGCACAGCAGACCTCGAACGTACCCCGACTCGTGGTCGTGGTCCACTGCCAGATTCTTGCTGATCCCCTTGGCCCGCTGGCAGATATAGCAACAGCCGCCCTGCGCCTCGTGCAGGGCCTCGTACTGCTCTGAGGTAATCCCGTAGGCCTTGAGGATCCAACGGCCATGAGCGGCCTGCCTGGTAACCTTCTTGCGCTCTCGATGGCACGTGGCGCAACGAGGCCCGGGGGCCGACGTCTTGCGAGACGTCGACCCACAGTCCTTACACGGCCTACTGGTCATCGATCGAGATCGCATAGTCCCACCTGGACACGAAGTCCTGAAGGGTCGCGTCGATGGCCTCTCGGACCTCATCCTTCTGATCTTCATCCAGAGGCTCGATGATCAGTACCGAGATCTTGGTTCTCATGCTAGCTCCCGTGTTTCAAGCAGGGAATGGAGTCCCCGCAGAGAGGGCAGGTGTTAGGACCCGTCATCTACTTTCCCGTTTCCATTACAGACGATGCATGTTTCGATGACCTGTTCGATGGTCGGATTTCCGTGGCCATCATAGCTGGCCCGAGGGTAGCGCGTCTGCCCGTCCCCGCCGCAGCCGGAACACGTAACCTCTGCCATCAGTGCGCCTCCGTCCAGGTACCACACTTCGAGCACTGCCAGATCGGCTTTCCGTTCTGCCAGGCTACGATCATCGGCTCTCCGCAGTGCGTCATCGGCCCTCCTCCTTCGACTCGATCACGCTTACCGTGATCAAAGAATGCCTGAGGAGCTTGTAGAGAATGGTGTCGATGTCGTGGGCGTCAAGCCCCTCCTGAAGCCCTTCGATCGTCATGATTACCTCGTACGTTGCGTACATCACGCCTCCTGTCCGCAGCCCATACACAGCCGCACGTGAATGCGGCTACCGTCAGGCTGAACTCTAGTCGTCCAGTATGCCAGTGCGTTACAGCAGCCGGTCATCACGTCTAGCCCTGGCCTTCCAGATCTCTAGCTCATCTTCGGTGTCGACCAGCCTTTCGGCCAGCTCTGAGGGAAGGTACTCATCCACATACTCTTCGATGCGCTCTTCACGGTCCATCGTCACCACTCCTCATTTTCCTGCTTGGTCGAATCGAACATCATGGCCTGCTCTTCCTTTTCGTCGATGAAGCAGGTCGCAGGATCGGCGGCCATCGTAAAGTACCGCTTGCCCATTGCGTCTTGTGGGCCGAATCGGTTCTTTACGGTCGCGACGTCCAGCGTTCCAGCGTGACTGTCACCCCAAAGAGTGAGAATGAGAGTAGGCAACTGGTTGGCCTTCCCCATGATAGCTGAGCGCGGCGGTGGAGAACCACCCTTCGCCGATTCACTCGTATGGTGTACCACCGTGATGGCAGTTTCTTGTTCACGGGCCATGTCCTTCAGCTCTGCCATGAGGGCCCAGTAGTTCTGTTCACCGGCCCCTTCATAGTCGATGTCCATCATGATGTCAATGACGGTATGGTGCGGATACGTGCCCTTCAGGGTCCGATATGCCTCGGCCTCCGCCCACATGTGTTCAAGGGTAGGCGAAGACTTGAAGGACCAGCGTACATGTTGATAGCCCTTCAGCGCATCGTACGCAGCCTTGGTTTGCATCATGACTTCGGTCTCGGCCTCAGAAGTCTGAATGTTCTGATGCATGGCAAGCGTTCGGCTTGCCATGGTGAAGTCATCAGAGTCCGAGGAGTGATACAGGGTCGGAACCTCCGGACCCATGCGTCTGACAACATTCACTGCCAGCACAGTTTTCATGGAGCCGGGGGGACCGGCAATCATGGTGATCGAGCCCCGACGGAAGGACATCTTGTTAGTGCCGAAGATGGGCCACGGATCCGGCAGGGGTTCGCCTGCCGAGACTCCACGGCGAACCGTCCTGTGAAGTGTGCGGATGGGAATCAACGCCTCTCGCGTGCGCAGTCAAGGCACTTGCGCTTGGGCCAGAACAGCTCAGCCGCCCTCTTCTTGGTCTTCACTTGCCCTCGTTCATTCCAGTCGCATCCACACACGGGTCGCACACGACAGCCCAGCAATTGTCCGACACCTCGTGCAGCTCGTAGCCCTTTTCGATCGGGCCATCACACAGGTCGCACCTGCCGCCCCTCATGATCCTGATCATTAGATCTCCTCGATCATTACGACGAACTGCGGATTGATAGTCATGTTCTTGTCGCCGCCAGAAATGGTGAACAGATCAACGCCATTCAGGCAGCGTTCCCATGTTGCCGCTGTCGACCGATAGTCGGCGTCGGGCAGGTCGACAACACCGCCTTCAGTGCCGAAGCTGACCAGCTTGATTCGTGCGCCCATCATTTCTCCAGATTTCCTGTGGGTTTGTACGGGTTTACGTGGGGTGGGCAGGAGTCGAACCTGCCCTGCGACCATCACCCCCACTTGCTACTCAGCAGTCTTGAACAGCTTGACGCCGAACGAGTGACGCTTCTGGGTGTTGTCCAGCAGCTTCAGTGCCCAGATGTGGCCGGGCTGTGCACCCTTCTGAGTCTCCAGCATCTCGGCCTTCAACTTGTCCAGGAAGTCACCCTTCTTCAGCTCCCACTCAGCATCGAAGGGCTGGAAGTCCTCAACCTTCTTGCCGTCCGGGCCCTTCTTGCCGACGACCCGACCGGGGATGACGATGTCCATTTCCTTCGGCTTCCAGGAGCCGTCAACCTTCTCGGGGTCGAACTCGCCCTCACCCATCGGCTGCACCTTGCCGCCCGCAACCATGCGGACCAGCCACTTGACCTTGCCATCCTTGGTCATCTGCGGGCGCTGCTCAGGCTCACCAGTCTGCTGGAAGAGAAGGGTGTCGCCATTGCTCTCCCACTTCATCCACTTGCTTCCGCCGGTGCTGGCCGCACCGTTGGTGCCGAACAGGTCTTCGTACGTTGCCATGCTTGTCTCTCCTATGAGTTGTTCTTTGGTGAGCCGGAAGACTTCTTAGACTACCAGCCTTCGAGGTCCAGATCTGCGACAGGTGCAGGCTTGGACTTGTCCCATGGATTCTTCTTCGGCGCCTTCGGGGGCGCCTCCCATGGAGCGTTCACGTTGTCCAGCTCGGTGGCCCCAAGCTGCTCCTTGATCTCCTCCGCCGGATCCTCGGAGGGGGACTCGGAATGCTGCGGCTGCTCAGCCAGGCTTGCGATGGCATCCTCAAGCCTGCTGGCAGGCCTACCGGTGACGCCCTGAACGATGAGCTTAGCGGCCTGGACTTCGGCCGTCTGGAAGGCGCTCAGGCTGTTGGCGTACAGAGATGCCAGCAGCTCGAAGTTCACCTGAGCCAGCTCTTCGGGCGTGCCCTTGACGTTGACGTACGCATACGGCACCGCGCTGGGCAGTCGGAACTCAAGCTCGGTCATCAGCTATGACCCTTTCCGTTGCAAATTCCCCAGCCGTGCAGGTAGCAATAGTTCATCAGTCCTCTTCCTCTTCCGGAAACATCTCGTCGAAGCAGGAGCCGCACGTCTCTGAGATCAGCAGCTCCCGCTGGTCGTCCGTCAGGTACGGGAAAGCGTCCTGGGCGTACCTGCCGATCTGCCAGTCGGCGTAGTCGATGGCCAGTACCGTAAAGCTAACGCGCCGACTGCACTCCCTGCACCATACCGCCAGGTCTTTCGTTTCCGAGAGATCCCTCACTGGTCCTCATCCTCTTCGTGCTCGCCGTCCTCGAACGGACAGCCCTCGTGGTGCTCGCCGTTCAGGTCATAGCAGGTACAACCTCCCCAGTCGGAGAAATAGTACCTGTCGTCCATGCCTTCTTGATTCACGTCATTCACCGTCCGTGGTAGGCGACCACACGTCGTAGTCTTCATGGAGTTCGCACCAGAGCCAGTACCCGTCAGGGTCGGGCTCGGGAGCTGGCTCAGTAGGGGGGCTGGTCATTCGCAAGACTCCTTCGCAAGCATCTCGCACCATTCGCACATCGGATCGTCGGCAAACTCCTTCAGCTCACCGCACCGGCAGTGCTTAGAAGGGGGGTTGGTCCTGCTTACTTCGGTCATAGTACATCGCCCTCTCTGTGGGCAACTCGCCCGCCGTATAGGAATCCAGGCAATTGACATTGTTGAAGCAGAACTCACACTTGAAATTCGCTGGCTTGGCCTGGATCTGCATGGATTCCATGCCTTCCCGAGCCTTCTGATACTTGGCCCCGGCTTCGGCCGGGTCTACGGCCGACAGGTCCACCGGCCTGGCAGTGCTGGCATTGGGGTCCAGCATGGCCCATAGACCCTTAAAGTTCAGGTCCGACCACGGCCCATTGCCCGAGCGCAGCAGTGCGGCGTAAGTTTCAAGCTGGAAGTTGTTTGACGGCTTCTTGCTGCCAGTCTTCCAGTCCAGAATCACGGGGCCATACTTCTTGTGCTCGCCAATGATGTCAACGAACGCCTTAACGGGAACCGAGAGCCCTGGAAGCCTACCTGAGGCGTCGTGCTCCACCTCCCAGACGTCCATGTCATCCAGAAAGTCTAGGGCTCTCTCGAAGCAGTCCTTGACCTTCTGAAGGGCCTTGCCCTCAACGCACGGATCATCCTTCTTGCCGCCCGCCATCCACTTGGACAGATCGGGTTCAATCTCCATCTGGGCGGAGACGAGTGGGTAGAAGAAGTCTTCAGCCTTGGGGGGCTGACCATCGTAGCGAGGAACGCCCTTCAGGTGCTCCTCGACCATCTGGTGCACCGCAGTTCCGATGGGCAGATACCACGTCTGCACTTGCTGGGCCTTGCGGATATAGCTGAGGTACCAGTTCCTGGGACACTGAGTGTAGGTGTTGAACTGTGAGTAGCTGATATGCTCTGGAATTTTCATGCCTCCAGGCTATCACTCATGGCCGCCTTCTTGGCGGCCTTGGTCTTCCGGTCCCTGTCGCGCTTGCAGGTCCGGCACCTGAAGTATCCATGCTTGTCCTGGTACCACATGCCTTCGTGACCATTGGAGCAGGGACCTTCGGGATTGACCTTGACAGCAGGCTTGCAGCCCTTCTGTTCACGCTTGCACCCCTGGCAGTACCAGGAGTCAACCCCCTCCTTCCTCTTCCGCCAATCCTCAAGCGCATGACCATTCTTACAGGGCTTGGTGGGGTCGTTCTTGACCATCACCTCAACCTGTCGGGGGCGACCCTTGGACCTGGGGTTGTGCTTAGTGGGGATGATGCCAGCCCTGACAGTCTCTTCAAAGTCGACATCTTCGGCGGAGAGATAGCACTCCGTGAAGACAGGGCACTTGGTGTTGCAGATCTTGGTGGCGGCCTCAAAGTTGGCGTTATTGAGGTCCTTCAGCTCATCCTCTGTAAGGCCGTCGGCAATTGGGCTGCCACCATTGGCAATGGCAAACATTGTCGGCGGAAGGAAGACGCACGCGGCGTCTTCCGTCCAGTGGTAAGCCTTCTCAGTCTCCCACAG